AACCTCGCCAGGGCCAACCTCGCCGGGGCCGACCTCGCCGGGGCCGACCTCGCCTGGGCCAACCTCGCCAGGGCCAACCTCGCCGAGGCCAACCTCGCCGGGGCCAAACTCGCCGGGGCCGACCTCGCCTGGGCCAACCTCGCCGAGGCCAACCTCGCCAGGGCCAACCTCGCCGATGCCAACCTCGCCAGGGCCAACCTCGCCGAGGCCAACCTCGCCGGGGCCAAACTCGCCTGGGCCGACCTCGCCGAGGCCAACCTCGCCGGGGCTAAATTGATCGGGGAACGCCCAATTTTTATGATTGGCCCAATTGGATCTCGCCACTCCTACTTCACGAGTTACAACACCGACAAAGGCATCATGCTTCGCGCCGGTTGCTTTTTCGGAACTGTTGACGAATTCACAGAAAAGTTATCGGAGGAACATCAAAACAACGATCACGCAAAAGAATATTTGTCGGCTCTTGAGTTGATTAAGTGCCACGAATCAATCTGGAAATAAGGAAAATCATGTTCAAATCAGCCATCATTTACCGATACCAAGCCGAGGCAGAAAGCCTTGCCAACGCCAACTTTGCGCAATTCGTGCCGTGCAGTGACCTGCAAGAAAAATCAGTCGGCTGGGTCGAGCCTCGAGGCATCAACCATGGGCCAATGATTGAGGTCGTCGGCGGCGAGCGCATCGTAAAGCTGATGATTGAAACCAAGACCGTGCCCAGCAACGTGCTGCGCAGCGCGGTTGAAGACCGTATTTATGAGATCGAACAATCCCAGGGCCGCAAGCCTGGCAAAAAGGAAATCCGCGAGATCAAAGAAGATGCGCGAATGTCCCTGCTGCCCCAAGCGTTCCCAAAGCAAACCGCTGTTTTTGGCTGGCTGCGCGATGATGGCATTTTGGTCATTGATACCACCAGCCAATCAAAAGCCGATGACTTTGTGGCTGCCTTGATGCAGGCAATCCCAAGCCTCAAGTTGTACGCCATGACAACGAGCCAAGTGCCGCAGTCGGCCATGATTGGCTGGATTCTTGGCGATCATGAAGAACTGCCATGCGGCCTGTCCATTGGCCGCGATTGCGTGCTGGAGTCGATTGGCGATGATATGGCCAAGGTCAAATACACGCATCACAACCTGGACTGCTCAGAAGTCCGGGATCATGTCTCAGAGGGCAAGGTGCCAACATCGCTGGCGCTTACTTGGAGCGATCAGATTGACTTCACGCTGACCGATGGCCTGCGGCTTAAGAAAATCAACATCCTAGACGCTGGCGCTGCCAATGGCGAGGATGACGCATTTGATGGCGATGTTGCCATCGTGACAGGCGTGCTTGGAGATGCCATAAATGCCGTGATCCTGGCGCTTGGCGGGGAGATGAAATGACGAACTACCAAAGAACCGAGGCATGGCTTAAGGCTTGCGGCAAAGAGCCATCGCCGGAAAACCTGTCCACACAGCTAGGTTGCGCTATTGAGGAATTCTGCGAACTGCTAGCCTGCCTGCGCACCGACAGCGAGGGTTATGCCAAACTGCTAGACAGGACGCGCCTTGATCTGGAATGGTTTGCCAGCAAGCTCAAGCGCCGCGATCAATCGGTTTACATTCCGACTCATATGCGCGTCGATGCGCTTGATGCCTTGTGCGACATTGAGGTAACGGGCAATGGCGTTGCTTATTTGGCTGGTTTTAATAAGGATGCCGCAGATCAGGCTGTATTAAAGAGCAACGACGATAAATTGATTGACGGCAAGCCGGTCATTCTTGAAGGCGGCAAGATTGGCAAGCCAGATGGATGGAGGCCGCCAAATCTGAGGGGATTTGCTTAACGTCCTACACACACGCCAGAGGCATATTCTTGCAACGCTCTTGCTGTTGTCTCCATGCCTCTAGCGTGTTTGTCCAGTTGCGCAATAGCTGATCCACATTCACTGGCGATTTTGGCAAAGGGGCCATCAACTCCGCTGGAGGTGCAGGCATCCTTGTTGGCTCGATCAATGGCGGCTTGGTATTCGCGCAGCCGATCATCATTAGCGCGAGAAATAGCGGCGTTGCGAGCCTTTTGTTTTTGTAGTTCACGATCTTGATTCTCCACGGTTGCACGCAGGTCCTGCTCGCGCTCACGCGCAGCCTCGCTTGTCTTGAGCGCCTTGGCGGTGAGCTCAGCACGCACGGCGCCCTGCCCTGCCACGTAGGCCCTCCAGTGCGTGCCGGCAAGCAGCACGGCCAAGATGAGCGCGATCGTCACTCGGAGATACATGTCTCGTACTCCCGCTGGCGGCGCAGCGTCAGGCCACGCACAGGATGGCCCTTGAAACGATCCCAGCGCAGGATCTGCTTGCAGGCGCCGGCGTAGTCGCCCGCGTTCAGCAGTCGCACCAGGGTCGAGCTGCAAAACGCCGTGCCGCCGATGTTGTAGGCCAGGCTCACGTAGGCGTCGTATTCGCCCTGGGCCAGGGGCACGGTGACGCACTGCTTGAGCGCGCCCTCGAAGGCCTGCACATCGCGGAGCTTGCGCTCCAATGCCTTTGGCGGGGAGATCGTGTCGCCCGGCTTAACGCCATCGGTCGTGCCAAATCCATAAGTCCATTTGTCGCCGGGCAAAGGCTGGATGGCACGATCCGTAAATCCTTCTGACATCGCCAGCCAGACAAGCGCCGATGCGCTAAGGGTTAAGCTGGCAAGCTGAGATCTGTTCATTCGTAAAGGCCCATGCGACGGTCGTGCTCCTCTTGCCTGCGCCTGTCTTCTTTGTGCTTGTAATACCAGTTGATGATGAAGCCGCCAAGACCAAGCATCAAGCCAATGAAGACGCCAAATTCACTGGAAAGAACCCAGCCCATTATGCTGGCCCCAGCACCGGTATAAGTTGCCTTGCTTCCCGCTGCGGCCATTGTTGCTTCAAATGTGGCTTGGTGCTCTGGTGTCATTTTGGTTTTTTGTCGTGTTGATTATTTTCCAGCAACTGGGTAGCGTGATTTGATTTCGGCAATTTTGTCCAGCCATTGCTGCTGTGTTGCCTCGCCTCGTTGCCATTTGAAATAGAGCGGGTCTGATTCTTTTTGATACGCAGCTTGGCGCATTAAGTCCATGTCTGGAGCATAAGGAGCGGGCTCAACGTACGGCTCAAGGATCGGTGATTGCGATGCAGACTCCCACTCATCGCTCAGGCCTTTTTCAATGACAACGGCGTGGTTTTCGTCAATGTACTTGGTGATGACTGAATTGTCCGGTGTTTGGGATACGAGTCTCATTTATGCCACCGCCATGCCTGGGTTGTTTGAGTAAATTTGCACGTTTCGCCATTCTGTAAAATTAATTTCAGGAGTTCCTGATTGCTGAAAAATTACCAAATCACCAACATCAACACTCAAATCAAGTGTCCTGGCTGTAAAAGATGTTGATGAAGTAGACCACGCCGCTTGCTGGACGCCATTTTTCAAAATTCTGGCGTTTACTGTATTCGTAGATAGACCTCGGTGCTCAAACGAGCAACGTATTACACCTGGAACAAGAACAGTGACACCAACGGAAAAATTCTGGGAATAAAGTTGGTCACTTTGTCCAAATGCGGAATCTGTATATCTTGCATTGACCACAAGCCGAGAGATTAAATATGCGCCACCGGCAGCAGGAGATTGCAGTTTGTCTTTGGTGACTGCATCATCTTGAATTGCGGCAGTTTGCAATTTTGGTGCGCTTGCATCACCCTCAAACATGGCGATTGGGTTATCGCGCAAGGCTAGGCCATCAATTGACCTAATCGGCTTGCCAGGCTCAAGGCTTGAGTTTGGGATTGTCGTAAATGTCGTCATTTGTTCCTCATTGCCATTCGTAGCCAGCTTGACCGTCAATCAAGCCATCATCATCTGACCACCATGCGCCGGTGGCTTTTTGCTCATCGGTCGCCAATGAAAAGATGGGCGCGTCAGACGCCATCCAATAGGCGTATTTTGCCGTGAAGTCATAATTCTGCAAAACGTACTTGACCACCGCGCCTGGTTGCACCTCTTGGGCACTGATGACCTGGTAGCGACGATTGAGCGGCAATCCATCCGCGTTTGTTTGGAGGCTTGAGCTAACGTCAACAACGTCCGCCGTCCATGTGTTGCGGTCTTTTGCATCAACTGAGATGGTCAAGTAAAGAGGGTCGGTTTTGTAGCGCTCAATGATTCGGGCTGTGATCGCCGTGACAATTGCGTCAGTCCTGATCCACCTGGAGTAGATTTTTTTGACCGCAGCCTCATCATATTCGCGTTCACTTTCTGAGTCTGCATCAATGCGAATTCTGACTTTGCGGTAGTTGTCTTCTTCGTTGACCTTCTTTGATAAGTCGGCTGGCTCGTAGTAATACCAAAGCTGTGAAACGCGCTCGTTTGGCGCTGTCTTGATGGATTGCGATCCAGCAAGAATGTTGGCATCCTCTGAAAATCTTACTGGCACCTCATCAGGAGCGCGAACGGCTTTCAAAAGGATCTTCTGAACTCGCTCATCCCACCAGATAAAGAACTGGGCATCACGGCAAAGCTCTGCCAAAAGCGTGTTCAGTCCAGTTGGCTCGCTGATAACGGCAGAAACGATGAAGCCGTCAAGCCATTGCGCCGCCTCTGCCGCCCATTGAGTGTTGTCAATGTAGCCGGATGCCGTTGGTGCATAGGTGTCAATCAGGCCTTTGGCGACTTCCCATGCGTTTTGGTTTGTGTAACGAATGCACGTCTGCACGCGGGTTTCAATCTTGTGCGTCTTGGCCGTGCTTCCATCTGTTGCCCTTGTGATGCCGGTGAACGTAATGACGCCAAGTAGCTCTGTGCGTCCAGTGTAGGCCATCAATTCGGCTTCAATCCTGAGCGTTCCTGTGGCCGGGTAATCAGCCAAGACAGCGCCAGTGACCGCGATTGTTGTCTGAATCTCGGTGATGTCCGCGCTCAAGTATCCCTTGGACTGGACTGGAGCTTGACTTGTTTTGTCATCAAGCAATCGCAGCGGGTCAACTGCTCTCAGCGTTACAACGTTGTTTGAATTTGGGCCGTCGATCGCATCAATCAGATATTCCCGGGTCACCATGTCAACCGGGTTTTGTCCAATGTAGCCATCTCGAATCCTGACGGCTCTGCCTTTGGCAATCGGCCATCTGGCCTTTAGTTTTGTCCAAAAAGTGCCATTTTGAAATGGGTTTAGCGATCGAGTCGCCACGTATGGATCTGTGAGCGCGTCAGAATATGGGTGATCTTGAAATGTCACCGTTGCCTGGGCACGCTTACCCAGTGGCCCAGATGACGCGTCAACATCGCCAACGTTTAGCTCTGTTGGGCTTGTTGTCGTTGAAATGACCGATGGAATGGCATCAAGCGACATTGGGACGTTCGCGCTTGGCTTAACAAATCGAAGCGTCTGCGTTGTCACGGCGAAAACCGGACGGGCCGAACAAGTCTCCCATGTGTTGTAGCATTTCCCGCCTGTCGCGGTACATGGAGACACGCCAAATGTCAGTGAGCAAATGTCTCGATCAATTTCAACGATTGTGATCGGCTCACGCATTTGCAATCCCTGTGACCGTGAATCCAACGCTCATGAAGTCTTTTGGGCCGCTGTTTGTTGGCTTGATGTCTCCGGTTGTCCAGACAAAGCCTAACTCACTTGGGTAGGACAATGGCCTCCATGCATAGAAAAATGGCGCGGTGCGTGCGGCCTCGACGAATGGGTCGAAGTTGGCGCGATACCAGTCTGCTTTGAGATGCTGGTATTCGCAGTTTGTTTTTAGGCCCTTGCGAGTGATTGACCGCCCAAGATATTGACCTGTTTCTGACATATTTTGAGTCGTGTCTGTCACGCGGGAAAGCGTCAAAGGCGAATGACCTTGATACAGTCTGCGCTGCATAGCAAGGGCTGTGCCAATGTAAACGACTGCAATGCTGGCAATTGCATTGCGCACGCGAATGCGCCAATACCTGGCGGTTATTGGCGTGAACAAAAACATGGCAACTCGATCTGTTGGCGTGCCTGTTGCTCTGGTGACAAATGAAATACCATCAAAGCTGCTTTGAACATCAATGGCGGCTCCGTTGAAATCGCCAACAAGACCAAAGTAGTCGCACGGTACGGCAACGCCGTTATCAATCGTCCATGTTGCTGGAACCGCTGTTGGCTTCCAATACTCAAATGTCGTCGGGTAAGTCGCGGCCACTGCTGGGTAGCCAGTCGCGCTTGATGACGCAGTTGGAGTCTTGCCTTCGGTGATGTTTTGATAACCGATGCGCGAATAATTCAGGTCTGGCGTGGGCTCGTAGCCGCTTCCAATGAAGATCATGACAGTACCACCTTTGAGCCGTTGCGCTGCGCTTCGATCAGTTGGTCAATCAACCCGCGCACGCTGTCGCCGGAAAACATATCGCCAGCGCCGATGCCTTGGATTGTAATGACTTGGCTTGTGCTTTGCGACTGCTGGACGCCCTGCATGGCCGTCTGACCGGTTGCCGCCGTGCTGCCGCTTGGCGCATATGCCGTGCCGCCACCACCACCGCCAAAGGATTGCGCCCTGATTGCGTTGATTTGTGCGCCAGTTGCCGCGACGGACAATGCTGCCATTGCCGCGCCGCCTGCTGGACCACCCCATTTGCTGCCGAATGCGTATGCGTTGACCGCCGACTCGTAACCCTTGATGACCGCGTTTGCCAGCGATGCCGCTTTGTTGATCTCAAACATCTTGCGGTTTTCGGTGGCCGCCGCGCCGGTCATGCTCATCAATTCAGATGTGACGGTTTTAGCCTGGTCTTTGTAGCTCAGGGCGTTCCATTTCTCCTGATCGGTCAAGCCCTTGCGCCGAATGTCCAGCATCCGCTTCTCGTGGGCCTCGGCCATCTTTTCTTTGACATCCTGATACTCGGCCAGCATCTCGGGCTCTTTGAGCAAATACTCCTCAAGGATGCGGATTTTTTCTTCGTATTTGAATTGCTCTTGGTCAAGCTCGCTGAGCGTTGCCAGCTTCATTGCCTCGGCATTGCGGGCCAAGAACTGATTGCGCATCTCCTCCTCGCGGGCAATGCGCTGCGCTTGTTCTTCCAGCTTCTTGTCGGCAAACTCGCCCAAGGGGTCTTTGATTTCCTCGGGCTTGATCTTGGCGATTGAAGGCGCTTGAATTGTGGATTTTGGTGGCTCAATAGGTTTTTCGGCCAATGAGTCTTGGAATGCCTTGTCTGCGTCTTTGAATGCCTTTTTTGCCGTCTCTAGCTTGGCTTCGGTTTCTGCGATGTTCTTTTGCAGGACTTCCTGATTGATAAACGGATTGGATGTCCGCGCTTGCAGGGCTTTCAGGTCGTTGTTCAGTTTGATGACGTCACCAGCAAGACCGGCCACGCTTGCACGTTCAGCCCCGCGATCAAGCGCCGCAAAAAGCTGATTCAAGTTTTGCAGCAATGGTGTTGCGATGGCTTTTGCGGCTGCGCTTGCGCGTGCGGCCATGCGATCCAAGTGATCGTTGAATTCCGCTGCGGCCTTGGCGGTGCTGGTGCTGAGGGTGTTACCGAGACGGTCGGATTCAGCGGCCAAGGCTTTGATGGCCGCGCTTCCACCATTGAGCATGGGGATCAATTCAGCGCCGGATCTGCCAAGCAATTGGACCGCGATTGCCGTTTTGTTTGCGCCATCCTTGTAGCCCGCAAATGCGTCGGCGACATCGTTCAGCACTTCAAGCTGCGAGCGCATCGAGCCATCGGCGTTCTCAATGTCAATGCCGAGCGCCTTAAATGCAGCGGCTGATTCGTTGGCCGGATCTTTGCTGTTCGCCATGTTCAGCGACAGCTTTTGCAGGGATGCGGTCAGCGTTTCATTGGATGCGCCGGACATCTTTGCGGCCCATTGCAGGCGCGTCAGGTCTTCAACGCTTACGCCAATGCGTTGACTCAATTCGTCTAGCTTGTCGGCGCTGTCCGCCAGGCCTCTTGCCATGTTGAAGGCAAAGGCAGCGCCAGCGGCGATGGCCAATGGCGCAATGGTCTTGAGGTTTGTTGCGAGGGTGTCCAGACGGCCACTGAAGTCGCCCACTGATTTCTCGGCGGTGCGCAGGCCAGAGTCAAGCCCCGAACTGTCCGCCGTGATTTGTACCGCTAATTTGCCAATGGTCGCCATTATTCCTCCAACATATCGAATAGCTCGGCGCAGTCGGCATCTGTCAAACCACCGGCAAAATCAAGCTCCTTGTCCCTTGGGCGCTTGGCTTCATACACTAGCCACCACTCGGCTGGCGACATTTGCCAGAACTCGGATGGCGACAGACCCCACCCGATGGCTGCGACATAAAAGCCGCCCCAATTCACATCAACTAGCTCGCCGCCGGTTGACTTTCTTTTTTTTTCGGCTCGGGAAAGATGGCGACCAGAATTGAGTCGCGCATTGCCAGCAGGGATTGAACATCGCCCACCATCAACTCGCGATAAACCTCCTCGTCATCCACCCGCGCACCGGCGGCCCGCAGGAACTCGCCGACCACAAAGGCCAAGTGAGACAGCGGGGGCGCATCGGTTGACAGTCCTCGGACCAATCCGGCCAAGCTAACCCGCTGCTCGATCTTGTTCAGAATCAGCATGGTCGGCTTGACCGTGTAGGTCTTGCCTTCCCATGCCAACTCAACATCTCGAAAGATGGCGCTCATCAGACGGCGGGCGTGAAGGTAAACGCGCCAGACGATTGCAGCGAGCAACTGAATGTGCCTGCCTCGTTGTAGGCCGCGCCAGCCTCAAAGGATGTCACCAAAAAGTCACCGGCAATGGTGCCAATGCTGGGGAACAAGATGGAGAAGGCTTCCATGATGTCGGTGCCGCTCATGGCGACTGTCAGCATGGTGGCATCTTTGAACACGCCTTCAACGGTCAGATCGAGCGTCTTGTTGCCTGGCTCAGCCAGCATGGTGCGAAAGCCGTTGTCATCATCGGATGTGATGTCAACGACTTCGTTGCCCAGCGTCATTGAGCGAGTGCGCACGGCGGCAACAGTCGTCAAACCCTTTTTGAAGATGGCCTTGCGGCCCACAAATGCTGTCATTTCAAGCTCCTTGCTCAGTGACTAAATAATGGCCTGATTCGGCCTGGAGATACGAATTCGCCTGGGTCGTGAAATACACCTGCGCGTATCCATTTTCCTCGACGATCAAGCGAAACCGGATCACTCCGTGTCTCGTCAGCCCATCAGGCTCAAGGAATGATTCCTCAAACTCTGCGTGGCATTCTATCAACTGACCGCCCGTGATGTCCAAGTTTGCGCGGTTCAGCGTGTGGTAGATCGAGCGCATGATCTCTTTGACCTCTTTGCGCCCGCGATACTGTGACCAGACATGGATGGTGCAGATTGTCTCTGAGCCAACCGAGTCATCGGTGTCAAACGGCGTGCTGCGGTCATCGCCAACGACGATGTAAGGGTAGGTTGTGACCTGCGGCACTTCGTCATATGTCGGGTAGCCGATGGCCGCGACTGCCTCGTAAATGGCTGTCTGGATTTCTTCTTGCATCATGGATTGATTCCCTTCGATGCCTCATCGGACAGGCGCATCAAGCGTTGCTCAAATTTCATGCGCTCAGACTCAAGCGCGGGCTCAAGGAATGGGCGCGGCGCCATGTTGACTGTCCCGAACTCAAGTGGTGCAGCGTACTGAACGTTGGCAGAGACTTCGGCGGTCAGGCCGGTGATGTCGGCCACAATGGATGAGGCCAGCCGCCCGGTGTCGGTCGCAGGCGCTTGACCTGGCGATGATGCGCGGTGCGTGCGCTTTGGCGCGTATTTTTTATATTCTTTGCCGGTCTTCGGGCCACCTTGGATGGCGCGGATTGCGTGCGTGCGGACGTTTTGCGCGGTCGCCATAACGATCATCTTGATCGCGTCATCGGCTTGCTTTCCGTATTTGCGGATGTTGGCGATCAGGTCTTTGTCGCCGGTCAGCGTCATTTTCATGTCGCCACCCCTTGCAGGCACTGCAACTCAAGCCACCGATTGCGCATTTCCACGTTGATGATGGCAATGATTTGCATGGGGTTGCCGCGCATGACTATGCGGTCGGACGGCAAAAGCCCGTCGCGGTAACGAATAAAAATGCGGTGGCTTACGCTGGCCTCGCGTTGCATCCCGGTCAGGGCCTCGCGGCCAGACAGCGGGCGAACATCGCCATTGGTGCTGAACAGGTCAACCCAATCGAGATCCTGGCCTCCCATGCCATCGGACTGAGTTTGGCGGCGCTGGAAAACCAACGGCTCACGCAATCCACCGGCTGAAAGGTCGCAGCACTTCAAATCACCACCTCAACGCGGTAGGGGCGCAGCAATGTGGCTGCGCCTGATTTCTTCATGGCATCGTCGCCATCGCATTGGCCTCGATGCTCGTACATGAAAGACGCGATCATCATGATGGCCGTCTTGATGGATGCGGGAATTGTCGCCATGCCTGCGTTGTAGGTGATGGTCAACTCTGAGACGCCATCCCAGCCATCAATGCGGATCTTGGCAGGGCGTCCGGTGCTGACAACCTCCCAGCAAATGGCATCGCATCCACCGGTCACAGACAGCACCCGAACAAGCGCGGTGTACGGCAGTTCAATGATGTTTGATTGAAAGCGCGTAGGCGAAAGCTGCTGCTCTTGACCAAGATTGTCGCCACACTTCAAAACCCATTTACGGGCAAGCAAGTCCTGATTGATCCAGCGAATGGCTGCGTCTGTTGCGGCGATTAGCATTCCATCCAGCAATGGATCGGTCGCGTCAACGCCCAGAAATGCGGCCAATTCAGCCGCCGTGACGGGCGATACGGTATCAGTCTGCGGTGTTGCTTGCATCGGCTTTACGTGGTCGCCCACGGCGTTTTGTTTCTTCAGGGCCATCGACCTTTACGATCTCTGGGCCATTCACCTTTTGCACTTTCGGCTCAATGACTTCTGTCACGGATTGGGCATCGCCAGCGATGCTGGAAATGACCTTTGTCACCGATACGGCCACAGGAAAATCAATCACACGATTGACCGCCAATTGACGTGCTTCGTTGTCTTCAACTTCAATCACGCTGCCTTTGCGGCCAAGATGGCAATTCATTAAAAGAGTGTAAGCCTTCATGCGTAAACTTTCAAAAAATTGGGGTGAGCCGAAAAGCCCACCCCATTCGCCTCAATTAGGCAGCGGCCACGTCAAACGAGCCTTTGGTGAAGGCTTTTGGCAGTTCGATGCCAAAGCCGTAGCGCTCCTCAGCCAAGATGGCAACGCCGTTCTTGACAAAGTAATCGCTGTGGGACTCGCTCACACGAATGTCCATCTGTTCGCGGTCATAGATGGTCGCGCCCATAGTCCAGTCGCCCAGCAAGAAATCGCCTTGGGTCATTGCGTTGGACACAATGACTGGCACGCGCCACAGACGCTGCTCACCACCATTGGGCACAGTGACCCAGATGTAGTGGCCGTCAGAGCCTTTGGCGGTTTCGAGGGTTTCCCAGTCGATGGGGTTAACCACCAATCCGTTGATGTTGTAATACTCAAACGTCTGGCACTTGGTGATGGCCGAACGGATGTGATTCAACATTGCACCAGGCAGGTTTGCGGCGGTAGTGCCTGCGGCGATCTCGCCAACGGTAGAAACGCCAGAGTCCACCATCAGGCCAGTCAGGGACTGGTTTGTGCCAGCGCCGTACAGCAACTGAGTGTCGCTCAGGAGGTTCAAGCCGTACATCAGCTTGGTGTCCACCAGACGCTGGAGCATTGGAGCGTCGGTCAGCACTTGACGGCTGGCGGCGATCCAGTGAGCCATCGTACGGACGGGCACGGTCACCAGTTCGTAGGTCAGGTTAGATTCGGCTTTGGACTGGAATTCACCAGCACCGATGGCGGTGTTGGCCGAGCCTGGCTGCTGAGGCGCAGAGTTGTTGGTGAACACGTTTTCGCGCATCACTTCAACGGCGTTGCTGGAAGTTGGGATGCTGGTCAGCAAATCGCGGATGAAGGCGGTACGCTGGGCAGGAATCACCACATCGGCGCGGCGCTGAGGTTGCACCAAGGCACCAGCGGAAGCGGCCAAGTTGGACAGAGCCTTGTTCACACGCACGGCGTTGGTGCCGCGAGAGCCTGCGCTCTTGTACTCTTGCGACTCAACGAATTGAGCGCCCAAGGACTTGGCTTCGGCGTGGCCGTCAAATTGACGCTTGGCTGCTTTTTCCATCTCAATGACGCGGGCGTCGATGCGATCCATGTCGCCTTTGATGGTGTCAAGGCGCTCAGTTGCAGTGGTCAAAGCCTTGCGGGTTGCCTCAGTGGCTTCGCCGTATTGCTTGATTTCAGCATCGCGCTTGGCAACGGCGGTTGTGATCTCAGACTTGACGGTGTCCAAGTGACCTTTCAATTCGGAAATGTCCATGATTTTCTCCAGTTAGATTCGGGCCAGATCGCCCAGTGCGGAATCAATCAAGCTCTTAACCTGATCGACAGACAATGGCGGCTGTCCCTTGGAATGAGTGCCTTGCAGCGGCTCACCCTTCAACAGTGCCGTAATGCTGAACAGTTCGTCCAGCAATTCTTTTTTGGCCTTTGCATTCAGGTCGTAACCCTCTGCAAATTGCCGCAGTTCTTTGAGCGTTTTGACGCCCGTGATGATGGCCTGATCGTTTGCGGGCCAAGTGACCAACGAAAACTCAAAAAGCTTGCCTTCGTAGATGTGACGAATGCCGGACTGGTCGTATTGCGATTTGCCGCCTGGGATGGAAAAGCCCACGCTCATGCGGTCGATCACGCCATCGCGCATCAATTCAAGCGCCTCGTCGCCTTGGCGGGTTTTGCTGATCTTACCTTTGACCCACAGACCCTTAGCGTCCTCGCGCATATCAATCGGCATCCCAATGGGCGAGTCGCTGCGGTGCTGCCACAAAACCTTAATGCGGCCAGAGGGAAAGCCCTCTTTGATTGACTTGGCAAATGCGCCCTGCTCGATGATGTCGTCATCGCTGTCGGTGTTGCCATATGCGGCGGCATAACCTTCAAAGGTTCGCTCGTCTGCGTTCAGCGCAGAATCGTCAAACTTCAGGCTCTTAAATTCCATATTCATCCCCTTGGGTTGGCGAATTATCGCACCGGTCAATCGTCTGTCAAATAAACCACGGCGCAACGGCAATTGATGATGTTGCCTGCGCTGCCGCCGGGGTCGCCTGGGAACATCAATTGTTCGCCGCCAACGGTGAATGAATCATTCATGTCCACCACTTGGCCATCGGCATCGGCGTGATCGAATTCGTCGGGTGGGCTTGTGCGGGTGCGCTCGTCTTGGGCCGATACCCATTCCTTGCGCATCTTGAGGCCGGTCAACTCAGCGCCTTGTTGCGCCCCAAAATTGGCGGCTGTATGCGTCTCGGTCCGAGCGATGATGTTGGCGCGGGTGGCCGACATCGGCGCTGCGTAGTCGCGGATTCGCTTGCCGGTCTCTGGCACGGACAAGCCCTCATCCATAGCCCCGCGAATGACGGTGCGGATCTGGTTTTCGGTCGTGCGGTCAATCTGCGTCACGCGCCTGGCCACCCATTGCGTGATGAACATCTCCAGCGCATCGTTAAAAATGTCCATCACACCGGCTTTTGTCACCTGAGCGCCCGGGTGCGACTTGGCCTCTTTGATCATCCGCTTGCCAAAAAACGTGGCGATTGATCGGTAGTTGCTTACAAAGGCTTGCGCCATTTGGACCTTGCGATCATTCACGGCCTGCGAAATGGCAAGCTCTCCGCGCTTTTCGTAGGCATCGGCCACTTGCCTGACGGTCTTGGCAAGCTCGATGCGCAGGCGGTTTTCAAACTTGGCGCTCATGCGCGATTGGATGGCGTCATCCAATGCACGCTGGCGCTGTTTGTTTGCCGGGTTGATTGCGGTCATTCTTTGCCGTACGCCATGGCTTTGAGCAACTCAGGAGACAGGCCAGACAGTTGCAGATTGGCTTCATCAGCCGAAGTAAACCCAGCGGGCAGCAATCCGCCCTGCAAATAGCCAATGTCGCCGCCCTCGATCGGCTTGACGCCCAGCTTGAGCAATTCGCTGATCGTGTTGAATGGCACGCCCATGTCAAACAGTTTCTTGGCCTCGTCCAGTTTCTTGCCGTAATCTTCTTGGAGCGCGGCCACGCCAGACAAGTCAAAGTCAATGAACCACTCAGGGCCAAACTGTGCGGCCAATTGCGCGTTCAGTTGCGATCGAATCATGCGCAGCAGTGGCGTAATGGTGTCGGCCCAGAAAATCTTGCGAGCTGTCTCAATGTTCGCCAGGGTAGCGTTTTCCATGATGCCGACCATGACTGGTGGCACGCCCATGGCCGAGCAAATCTCGTCCCAGACCTTCATGCGGCTGTTCACAAAATCCAGCTCAACGGCGGACTGATTCAGGGTCTTGATGTCGCGGGTCGTGAAAAATGGAGCGCGGGCGTTGTTAGCGCTGGCTTGCTTTTCTTTGTGCAACTCGCGCAGGCGGGCCATTTGCTCGGCGGTTGTCTCGGGGTCAATGACGATGGCGTAATCGCTAATGCCGCGGTTGTGCATCGAGTTGAGTTGCCATTGGCTGGCCTCGCGGTCAACGTCCACTGCGCGGCCAGCGGCCTGGATTGTCGGCAAGCCAAAAAGAAAATCATTTGGATTGACCGTCTTCACGTGCACCATGTCATCGGAATTGATGTTTTTTGATGTGCCGCCGTACTGGTAAATGTAGTGGTCAATCAGGCGTTTTGTGCCTGCCTTGATTTTGATGCCTTGAGGCAGCACTGGCCAAAGCTCAACCGGTGAATTGGCGTTGCCAGCCTTGATGATTGACCAGTAAGCATTGCCAGCCAGGTCGATGTGCTGCGACATCAACTCGGTCATTTCAGACCAAGCAAAGTCAGGGTTAGGGTTGTCAATCAGCTTTTGCAGCGGCGATTCTGGCGCTTCAATCATCGTTCCATCGCGTTGCTTGCGCTTTGCCACCCACGGAACTTGACCCACGGATTGGGCGCGGCGGTTGACGCAGGCATAAAAGATGGCCGACGCCTTGAGGCCTTGCTCGATGGCGACTTCGGTGTCCCACTTCTGAAATTGCGGCGCGGTGCGGCTCATCGTCATGAGCAACTCGGGCAGGGTGACGGATTTCAACTCCAACACGGGCGCTGGGCGGAATCGCTTAAACAAATCAAAGGCCATATTCACTCTTTCGTTTGAGTCATGCTTTGCAGATTTGCCAGCAGACGTGCGTCATTTGGCGCAAATTTTAAGGCTTCGCGGCAAAAAGACACAGCCTCAGCGTTTAGGCCAAGATTCCAGGCGGCGATGGATGCCAGGTCAAGCGGCTTTGCTCCCCAGACTTCTGGGTCCATTGTGTAGACGGATTGCTTGTCTTGGATCTGCAATGCAGACTTTGCCGCAGAGTAGCTTTCATGCCACATTCCGAGGCGATAGGCCTGCATTGACAATTCAACCCATGGCTCGCGGGTTCCTGGAGCTTCAGCAACGGCTAGGCGAAACCATTTCAATGCCTGGTTTGTGTCGCCAAGCTCAGAGTATGCCTTGCCAAGCAATCGCATGGCGTAGCAGCGTTCATTTTGCCAAGTGGCTTCTGGCATAGCCAAATACTTGTTCAGCGCCTCTATGGCCTCATTCCAGCGGGCATAGAACGTCAGTTCGCGGGCATGATAGAACGCATTTCGTGGGCAATGCGGATCTTCTTTGATGGCTAATTCCAGCAAGGGCATATATTGGCCGCGAGACTTTGTTGGGTCTGGGTGATGGCTGACCAAAAGCATATCGGTTTTCGCATAGACCTCTTGGATTCTGGCGTCTGCTTGTGGGTATTCGTGGACAGGGTGATGCCAGTGATAGCCGTGCCGATGGTGGATTTTCTCGTAGAAGAAGCTGATGCCGCATCCCCAATCAAACTTGTAGCGCAGGCGGGTTGTGTCGTCTTGCCACACGCGCTCGATTTCCTCGCGCCAGCCTGGCTCAAGCACTTCGTCTAAGTCCAGCGAAACGCAAACATCAAAGTCGCCGGGTATGAGCGCCAAGGCCGCATCTCTGGCCTTGTCAAAGCGCCAAGGCTTGATGCAAATGTCTCGCACCATTGCGCCGCAAACAGTTGCCTTGTTGACTGTCTTGTCTGTTGATCCTGTGTCTGCGATCAAAATCAAATCGGCGTCTTTTGCTGAATCGCAGAAACGCTGAACAAATTGCTCCTCGTTTTTGCTGATTGCATAGACGGCAATTTTTAGTTTTCTTGTCATGTTGCTTTTGTAAAAATCAAACTGCAACAGACCCAAACATATCAGGTTGTTCCATCACCCAGTCATAACAACGGGCTAAGAAGTTAGGGCCTGCTTGTGCTTCCACTTGCTCATATGGGGCGTGATAACGGCGAAAGTCCACATCGCGAGTGTCATCACTCTCCGGCGGCGCGGCATATCCCACAACGTCAATCATGACTGTGTGCTTATGCTCGTCATTGTTGCCATGACGGCTCACGGCTGCGGTAACGATGCGGAAATACGCACCAGCAAAAGGAACACCAAACTGCGATGTCGAAAGATCAAGTTTAATTGCCATTTTTGTTCCCAATCAATATGTGACTTCAGCAGTGTCAATGGTTGCAACCCAACGAATGTTGGTTGCTGCCGCACCTGTCGCAGTTACCGACAAACCCCCGTTCGTAGTATCTGCGGAAAGTGCGATTGTCCATCCGGGCACGTTGCTGATTGCTGTGACGGTGGAGGCAACCAACGTAGTGGTTGCAGAGGAGCCTTCCCTACGGATAAGCCCCTCTATTTTCCAAGCAGCAGAGTCAGTTCCTCCAGAAGCCTGCTTACGAGCAACAATCAAACCGCTAAACGCATACGCTGTATTGTTAGGCAAAATCAACTGGTTGGTTGTGTTTGCTGCGGATTGATTGACGGTCAACTTGGTAGCGGTTGCGTTTGTGGTTTGAATACTTATTGATAACGCTCCATTTTGAGCAGCGAAACTATTAACAGGAGCACCAAAAACAACCCGCCCAATAACACCATTTGCCGAAGCTCCCTCACCCCAACAAAAACTACTGGCTGCATTAGCAGTAGCGCCTGTCAATGATAGGCCCCCACCACCTGCAAAGCTCCCCGTCCCAGATGCGGTATTGGTGGAGCCTCCCATTGCGACGGAATACTGACCTGATGCAGTGTTTGACAAGCCTCCCAACGCAATGGCACTGGCTGCGGATGCCGTTGCAGATCGGCCGATTGCATAACTGTGCGCAGCGGTTGCTTTTGAGACGCTCCCCATAGCAACAGAGTTTGCCCCCTGTGAGCCGTAACTGAAGCTGGTCGAGTTGGCCGACGAGAAGCTGTCCGCGCCAGAAGCTCTAGCGTTTCCAATTGCAGCCGCACCGTTTCCGCCTGCAATGGGAGACGATCCATCAGAGGCCGACCCAGCAGCAATGCTGTACTGACCCGTCGCCGATGCACCAAAGCCAACAGCGACACTGCCAATCCCCGAAGCAATGGCTTTTTTGCTTCCGAGGTGGTTGTACTCGGCATAGCTCCGCATGGTCTTTTTAGCGCCGCTTTGCCACTGCGAGCCATCCGAGACAATCTCCATGCCCTCACCGGGACGCAGCAACAATGGCGACATACCGTCGATCGTTTCTGATCCATTGGGAACTAAAGTCACGGCAGCCTGACCCAGGTTCCAGATCCAGCAGTTGAAACCGTTACCGGCAGTGGCTGCGGCCAACAATGTAATGCCGTAAGCTGTGCTTACGGCGCATCGGATGACCTTGCCAAGATCCGATGCCTGCAAGGTGTAGGCTGCGCTGATGTTGTTGAACGTGACTGTGCTGCTGCCGCCACCAGACTGGTCGACCCAAGTCGTGTCGTAGTCAGTTGCAGACGCTTTTGCCAATACTTGACCGATCGCGCCACCAGCAGCAACACCAGCGCCTGTCGCGCCGGTTGGCCCAGTTGGGCCTGCAACAGTCGAATTTGCGCCAGTTGGGCCGGTTGGGCCAACAACTGTCGAATCCGCGCCTGTGGGTCCAGTCGGGCCCGCCACGCCTTGGGCGCCTGCTGGGCCTGTGGGGCCTGCCACTGTGCTGTCTGCGCCGGTTGGGCCGGTTGGCCCAGTCAATCCATTTTCGCCAGTGCTGCCTGTTGGGCCGGTTGGGCCTGCAATGCCTTGGACGCCCTGCGCACCAGTTGGGCCAGTTGGGCCGACGGCTGTCGAGGCCGCTCCGGTGGGGCCGGTTGGGCCTTGCGCACCTTGAGCGCCAGCGGGGCCGGTTGGGCCTGCGATGGTTGATGCTGCGCCCTGTGCACCGGTTGGGCCTGTGGGGCCAATAGATCCAGTTGGGCCAACTGCCGTGGATGCCGCACCGGTTGGGCCTGTGGGGCCCGTGTTTCCTTGGAGTCCTTGTGCGCCTTGCGCCCCAGTTGGACCAGCCACGCCTTGCACGCCCTGGATTCCTTGGACGCCTTGCGGGCCAGTTGGGCCCTGTACGGTCGAGGCCGCGCCAGTGGGGCCAGTGGGGCCTGATGAGCCAGTCGGGCCAAGTGCGCCTGTCGGGCCGATTGATCCCTGCGGGCCGGTGGGTCCGGCGATGCCCTGCAATCCAGTCTGGCCTTGAGGGCCGGTGGGGCCGGTCAAATTGCTGGTTGTTGTCGTCTGGCCGTCGCCATAGTAAACGGTCAGCGTGCCGTTGCCGTTGTCCACCACGTTGGTGATGCTTTGGCCCTCTGGGCCTTGCGGTCCGGCTGCAACGATCTCCAGCGTTTGCGTCTGTTGCTGGGTAATGACGATCGTGCCGTCCTCAGTGATAACGACTTGATCGGTTGTTGTTTGGCCGTCAACGACGATGTTGCCGTTTTGCGTAATAACAACCAAGTCGGTCATCGAGTGACCTCGCGCTCAAATGTGACGGCGCCCGCGAGGATTGCGGTCACTGTGCCATCTGATGATTCAAGCTCCAAGTCGTAAACGCCGCAGCCGTCTGTAATAGCCGCGGTGACGGTGGCCGAAATCTCCAGCGCGATTGTCCCAGCCGAGCCGCCAAGCGTAATGCGGCCATTGGCGGTGGTCAGTTCCACGATGACGTCGGGGCTGCAAACGCCCGGGCGAACTTGCATCCTGGCGACGTAGCCGGTCAGGTCAACGGGCACGCCTGCCGAGTCCTTCCAGATCAAATTCTGGATGAACGTTGAGCCTTGGCGAATGGTGATGTCGTATTCTGCTGTCATGCTTTCCCCTTATGCTGGAGCGACGACAGTGACCGTGCCGCTTGAGCCTTTGAATTTGAGTGCGCCGCCTTCGACGTACAAGACGCCGCCGCCGGTAGGTGTGGCCGGTGCGGTCGTGTTGGGCAATGGCAAGGCGCTGGAGTTTTCCCAATACGTGTTGGCATCGTTGCGCTTGAGGATCTGTTTTGCGGCCACGTTTGTCTCGCGCACATCGTGAAGCTCGCCCAATTCATAGCCGTTTTGCGTGTGAATGTGGATGATGCCGCCGCCCGATGACCCACCCTTGACCACGTAGCCAATCATCACCAAGTGATTTGGCGCGACTGGCTTGGTTTTGGTCATCCCACCGGCCACAGTAGGCGACAGCCAAAGAACATCGCCGTCCGCATATCCGGCGGTGCTGATTCCCGTGACCTCAAGGCCGCTTGTGGCAATAAAACCCTCAGCCCCATTAGCGATGTTGGTCAAGGCCACGCCCAAGATGGTCGCGGACGTTGCGTCACTTGTGCCAATGGCAAGGGCCACGGTCATGCGTGTGCCTTGTGAGCCCGTGACGTAGACCACTTGGCCTTTGTTGATTTGCGAGCCGGTCAGGTTGACGACGGTCGTCAGCGGCATAAATTTGCTGGCTGGCACTCGCACGGACACGCCGCCTTGCACCACCATGACCAATTCTTGGCCGGTAAGCTCTGCCGCCCCGGTTAATTCGCTGACTTTGATTGTTGGTGCTGTCATGGCAATCCTCGGTTTTGGGGCATTTTAGGCCGGATTACAAAAATTCCATAACGATGTCGGCTTTGGGCGACTTGATGAGCGGCGCAATGGCATAGCGAATTGAATCCATGCAATGGTTATGCGCGTCGACGATTTCAGGCAGGATGTCGCCCGATAGCCGGTCAACTTTATAGCTGTAAAGCCGTGATTCCTTGATTGTCTCCACGCATCGAGGGTGAATGATGATTTCCCCATATCCCCTCATGTGGGCCACGCCATCCTCAACCGATCCTGGCCATTTCTTGACGCCTTCAATGCGTGGCAGGCCTTTGCGTTTGAGATAGCTGATTGTCTCTGGCCGCGCAGAATCCGCCCGAATTACGTGATTTTCGATGCCTGGAACGTGTTTTTTCAGGAAATCGGCCGTCTCGTCAATCTCAAGCGAAACCCTATAGGCTTCATGCTCAATATACAGATTGCCCGCATTGACCCAGCATTTGACCGCCGTTGTAGGGTCTTGGGCGAATCCCCAGTCAGCGCCATGATATGGCCCATCCCAATCGGCCCCAGGCGTGAATTCAGCGACTTTGACTTTGCGGGCCAGCACTTGTGAATCACTGTTTTGCAGGTAAGCGCCTTCCCAGATATGCGAGTATGTGGCCGGGTCAAGTGTTGTTTGTTGGTGTTTGCGCAGCTTATCAAGCCCCGGTGGAAACCATGGATTGTCGCCATGGTTCATTTCCACCACCATCGCGCCCTCTGGCTTTGCCTTCCTGAATCGTGAATCAACCGGACTGCCTTCAAGGCGCGGATTCCAGATAACCCACATCTCGGACTTGAGTTGACGGAAAACCGTAGCCTCAAGCGCAAGCCATGATGCCTCTGGCACATCTTCGGCTTCTTCAACAATGGTCAGGTCAATCTTTGCCAGCGACTTGATTGACCCGGTGTTGTGCCTCAAACCTCTGAAAATGAATTCAGTCCCATTTTTGCCCTTGAGGTAGTCGATGCCAACATCGTAGTTGGCTTCAAGCCACGGATAAGCCGAGATGGCCGCTTTCAGTTCGGCGTGGAATGATTCCTTGATGCTGGCCTGCAAGTCACGAGCGCAAAGTACCCGGATGGGCTCGGCATAACCCCAGATTGCCGCCATCAAGGCAAATGAAAACGACTTCGCAGATCCGCGGCCACCATGGGCGCATCGGTATTGCAGTTGGCCCCGCTGAGGCTCAAACAGCGGGATCAGTTTTGGCGGTAGCTCAACCGTGGCCGCTGTCACTTCTTGGCGACAATCTGAATGACGGATGGTTTCAGGCTGCCATCCGAGTTTGTCAGGTCAACCTTTTGCGCTGCGTTGAATCCGTGCATCGCATTAAGCTCTTTAACGGCTGCAACCTTGGCGGAGGCATTGCCCTCTTGGTACGCCTCCAAAAGCGCTGCAACGCTCATCTCGCGCGTCCAGAGGGCTTTTTGAGTCAGTTTTTCGCGCAGTTCTGCCACCCTCCCCGAAACGTCCCCTTTGCGCATAAGCTCATTGGCACGCTTGATGGTTGTTTCTGGCTTTGTGTTTGCGCCGACATTAAATGCCGTCCTATATGCCTCGGCCTGGCTCATCCCATCGGCCACACATTGCGCAAATTTCTCCTGTTTCGGCGTGAGCATTTTTTGTTCCTTTTGACCGTTCCCAAATTGACACCTTACAACTTACGGCTTTCCGGTGCTTGGCCTCTCAGCGCCATGAGTTCTCATGCGGGTGGCGCTGGTCTGACATTTGGGCTTTTTGGCAAGTGGTCATCCTCGCCTGAAAGTATTGGAAAGCCCCGCCAATCAAGCCTCTATTTTATTCGTTTTCTTCTGTCGGATGTGGGCAATTTTCAGGCGGAATGACAACGCACCATACCGCCTCAAACTGCCCACGCGCTGCCCGCTTTTGAATCCACCGGTCGATGTATGCGTCCGGCATTTGGATCAGGCTGTTACGAATGACGTCTTGGCTTGCGCCGAAGTATTCCGCAATGCTTGAAGTCGCCATTCCATCATCGCATTGCCTGAGCAAGTTGCGGATTTCTGGCAATCTGGATTTTTTCATCCCAACATTGAAACCATAAAAAGCGCAAAAACAATGGCTGCAATCGCCAGCAAAAGCGCTCTTGCAAGGTCTTCCAAGTATTTCATGGGTGCATTTTGCGTCAAAACTGCCTCCAATACCAATTTGCGCCCTTGATTCCTGCGTAGACGCCGACCCAGAAGGCGATCAATGCTGTGATGAAGTGGGTCATGTGCATCCATTGATAATTTCTTTCCAGCACTTTTTACACCACCAAGAATCGCGCATCGCTGGTCGATAGCCGCAGTGCTCGCAGGTCATGTGTTCTCCTTAATGCCGTGGGCGGCATGCTTTGCGGCCATCCACGCACCAAACCCCAGCGTGTACTGGTCAAGGTACGTCAGGAAATGCTTGTCTGACTGCGTTGGGATGGTTTCGCCTTGCTCTCCGTCGCCAATCCACCATGCATCAAACCACGCCTTGAATGCGGCGGTTTCCTCACCGATGTGCAGCGGCTTGCGCTGTGCTGGTGGGGATGTGTAGACAGGGAAAAGACGTTGATGTTCTTTAGGAAGGGCCGGATTGCTTGCAAGCGCCTCTGCTTTAGTTTTGCTTCTTTGCGGATTCCCCAGTGGAACCCACTCTCCTGCAATAAACATTTCCACTTGCCACGCCACAGGCTCCTGCTGTGCTGGCTGCTCTGCCAGTGCTTCAGCAACCATCTGGCGCAGCTCGTTCTTTGCAACCTCTGCGTCATCCATCGCATTGCCGCCATCAAAGCGTCCTCCAACAAGCGACCACGCGGAGGCGAACACCTGGGCTTGCTCCATGATTGTTTGCAGCTTCATTGCTTCTGTTTGTTTGCTCATTTGGCTTCTCCTCTTGCGCGGATGGCGGCGGCAAACTTAGAAATTTCTGGGTATTCTTTCTTCCACTTTTCTGCGGCACGTTCGTTAAGCGATTTCACGCCATTTTCAAGGTCAGACTGCACACACATCCACCACTCGTCCATGATGGCTTCACGCTCGGCAGCAGCGACAAGGGCGGCAAAGCGTTCAATATGAGCATTAAATGTCTCACGCCATTCTGATCCAGAATCCCACCAGTCATCAATGCCAGCCTCACGCGCCATGCGGATTATTTGTTCGCGGTTCATGCCATCCACCTTTGATCGATTGAACACCAGTAAACAGCGTCTGACTCAGTGATGACGTGGCCCTGCACCACGTCATTGACTTGCCCCCCAAGGCGGTAAAAGCGGTCGTCCTTGAACGACATCAAGCGCTCGTCGTGGTCCAGCTCAACGGTCACGCGGCGGCGACGCTTCAGTGTCGCTATTTCGTCTTTGATCACTTTCATGAGGTCACCTCGCGCATCTCCCAGCCCAGTTGGAAATAGGACCAGCGAATTTGCAGGCTCGGCACAAGGTACTTGCCGGTGCTGCTGGTGGTGAAGTCCGTGTGTCCCTTCACTCGCATGGTGGCTTCAAAGATTCGTTGGCAGTTTGTCATGTCAAGCTCCAATTCCGCGTGATTTCACGGCCATTGCGTCCATTGCGCCTGGGCGAGTCGGCGTGAATTCTTTGAAAACCAACGGCTCGTAGACGCGCTGGGTCGAGATGGTTAACTGACCGATGCGGCTCAAGCCTTCTTGCGTCAGCTTGTATTTGCGCAACTCCCCCGCCTTTTTTGGCAATCCGGCGATCAGGTGCTGTTGTTGCAGGTAGTTGGTCAGCCGGTGAAGTCCGGCCATGCCAAGGATGCGCTCCAGCGCCAGGTAGTCTTGCGGGCCGTTCAGGTGCAGAGCGTTCAAAACGGCCATGTGTTTGACGCTGCTCATTGGTCATCACCGTTGTGGCCGCAATCGGCGCATTGGTCTTTGTCGTCATAGCCAAATCGGTGCTTGCACCAGCAGCATGGGACGTTCAGGCTTGAATTCTCGGGCTCAAATTTGTCGTTCGGCACGATGGGGATCATGATGGGCTTGTTCATTTCTGGCCTCGCACTTCATCAAGGATTGCGCGGATCGCCAAGACCTGCGGGTTTTTCAGCCCAAGCGATGCCTCGGCCAGTGGCAGCAGGTCAATCACGGCTTGGTGAAGATCTTTGGATGCGGCGATCAGGCGGGCATCGGCTTCAACTGTTTCTGGAAAGTGACCAAATGTCGATGCGACTGTGAGGTCGTGCTTTTCGATGCCTTGGCGAATTGAAATCCATCCGGATGAGTCGCGGTTTGATGCGTCGGTTGTCCATTTTCCTGGCGTGAACATGGCTGGCCTCACTTGGAAAGTTGGAAAAAAAGCAAAGTCGCCAAGCCAAGGCCGATGGCCACAGCCAGCAAGACGCCCATTGCGGCTTCTGCGCGTTTGTTCATTTGTCGAGCCTGTCGCTCGTAGTGCCATTGATGTTTCATGTCTGTCTTTCGGTTGATGGCTGCAAGATGTTGCGGCCTGTGTGAAATCATAATCCAATAATTTAACGCAATCAATCTTTTTTGGAAATAATTTTTTTCTCGTTCATCCTGGCCACCAAGTCAGCGTCGATGCCCTTGAAAACGCCCGACTTGTCGGCGGCAAGCTGCTTGGCGTAGTCCCAGGCCCAAGCCTTCCATGCCGGGTCTTTTGCGATTTTCACCAGGCGGTCGAGTTGCATCTTGTAGGCCAGTTTGTAGTCCATCATGATCTCGCTTTGGCAATTGCTGCACGAGCCTTAACCATTGGAATAAATGTTGGGCTGACGCTGTTTTCAATGCCAGCCATCAGCAGAATCATTGCCTCAATCAACTCATCACGCTCTGCTTTGATGGCGTTGAATTGATTTATGCAGTCGATGTTTGCCGCGTGCAGTCGGCGCAACTCCCTGGCGACTTCGTAGTTTTCCCATTCAAACGATTCAAGGCATTCGGCCAGCCGCAGGGCTTCGGGTTGTGTGCTCATGCCTTCCTCCAAACGTTCTTCGGAGAGCAATGGCACGACGGCGATTCCTGGCGCTTGTAGCCCACGCTGCGGATGACGTTGGCCCTGGATGCGGCAATGAACACGCCACCCCATGCGCGGCCATCTGGTGGCTTTGGCATTCCGCATTCCTCGGCCCAAGCCCTGACCTGCTCGGCCATGAATGCTTTTCCGGGGTTTTGCTTAATGAACAAAAGCATCATCACGCTGGCTTTGTCAAACCAGTCGCCAAGGATGCGGTCGGCGTGATTGACGGCTTTGGCGATGCCTGCGTCGCGTTTGGCTTCAGATTTCATCGATGTCTCCTTCATGTTTTGTAGTGAGGGTAGTTGGGAAAAAACAATGGATACGCATCGCTCGATTCGCGGTATTGCTGGCTGTCCATGTCAAACCACAAATTGATCTGCGGCTCGCCATCGCTTGAGCCTTCGTAGTTGCGCTGCTTGCGGACAAAAAGCACTTGGTCTGGCTCCGCGCCCTTTTCGCCACCCTTGCCGGATCTGACCGCAATCTCCTTGGATTTGTTGCGGAAAACCAAAACGATGTTGTCCACCTGGTCAGCAATAGCGCCAGACCCCTTGAGGTCGTTTTTGTCTGGCAGTTCTGTTTCTTTGCTCGGCTTCTTTAAGTGGTGAACGATGTGAACGTGGATCTGGTGATCGCGGGCAATGCTTGTCATCTCGTCGACAAAAGTCTTTTGCCCGTTGTAGTCGTCTTCGCCGCTAACCACCTTTGCCAAGTTGTCCACAAAGACATGATTCAAGCCAAGCTCAACAGCGCAATACCTGACCATGCCGATGACCAAATCTCGATCTGCTGTGCCCTGTTGGTCGTAAATCCAAAGGCGCTTATCAACCCAACCGCCAAACTCGTCATAAAGCTCGTCAATTGCGCGGATGCCATCTCTCCCTTGAAACTCTGGAGAAAATGGATTCATGCCCGCATACATCCGCGCCATGCGCTGAATCGTCATGTGCGGCTTCATCTCAAAGCTGGCGATGCATACCTTTTGATCTTGGCCAAGCAATGAAAGCGAAACCATGCTTGTGACCAGGCTCTTGCCGTGGCCGTTTTGACCGGCCCAGACTGTTACCTCGCCTGGCCGAAAATCAAAATTGTCGCGGGTTTTGGGCCATGGCAGGTAAACCCTCTTTTCGCTTTGCTTGATGCGCAAGCGGTCTTTGAGTGCCTGGGTGTAATCGGCTGCGTTCTTGACGTTGGCCTTTGCGTCCGTCTCTCGCAGGTAGGCTTTGAAGTCAATCTCATCGTTAAGCAACTGCATTCCAAATCTCCATGTAATCTGTTGTTTTTCTGTTTTGCGGCGACTCGGGGATGTGGCAGATCGCCACCATCCTTGCGCCGGATTTCTTGCAGGCCTCAAGGATCTGACGCGCCCTGATTTCACACGATGATGATGCCGCAACGCTCAAGCCTACCAAGAAACGCAGGTCAATGAGTGACATTTCTTCGCCTTCAATCTCAATGTTTGTCCCGTCAAAAAACTCTGGGCGCGTTTTGTAGTCGTTCAAAAAAACAACCTCGGGCCGAAGTCCTTTGCTGCGCAATTCAATCAGTTTGTCGTGGCCTCTCATATGCCACCTGCCAGCAATGATGGCTGCGATTCTGCGCTGTCCTCATCCATCCATCTACCTTGATTCAGCCATGTCGCAGGGTTTGGGATGTATTGCCCATTGTCTTTTACCCACCTGTCGCTGGCTTTTTGGTTGTCCAATGCGCCCAGCATAAGCGCCAGCAAGTCATCATCAGGTTTGCGTTTTGCAAATGCTTTGCGTGCCGCATCCTTTCCGACTTTGTTTGGATAAGACTTCCAAAAAACGTCAAACAGAGAATCGTAAGATTCGACTGTCTTATTCTGTTTCTGTTCTGTTCTGTTCTGTTCTGTGCCGTTACTGGAACGTTTCAGTAACGTTTCATCTTGCTTTGTATCTTCTTTTTTCTTGTCTCTATGCTTGCGAACCCGCACTGTGCTTGAGTCTGACGCATATTGGCGCTTTTCCCAGTTGGTCAAATTCCAGTGCTCATCAATGAATCCCTTGGACAAAAAAAGCTCTTTTGTTTTTGCAAGCTCATCATCGGACAATCGCATTTGAAATGCGATCTCTGTTTCATGCAACGTTTCAAGTGTTTCACTGCAACGCATGCACAAAAGCATGATGTAGCGCCTTTGCATATGCTCGGGCATCATTTGAATTTTTGGGTCGTGCGCAAACTCTGAATAGAGGCGAAACCAAGGATTAGCCATTACAGCCCCAATCGTTTTGCAATGGCCTTCAATGCGGCTTCAATTTGATCTGGCGTTGCTTCTGGATGCAGATGTAGCCATGTAGCTTTTTCGCTTTCGTAGCGTTGTTGCTTGTCCATTTTTATTTTCCATAAAAAAACCCTTGAACTCCGGTGGTACGAGCACCAAAATTCAAGGGTCAGCCGTGACGGCTTAGGTGTAATCAGCGTCTCGTACACGCCACACCTAAGCCGTCTGGTTTGATTTTACATCAAGCGAACAATCCTTGCTGCTCTTTTGATGCGTCCGTGATGTTCAGGCAGGCAAGCTCGAAGTATTGCGGCTTCAACTCAGTGCCGATGAACTTGCGCCCCATCTTGATGGCCGTGTAACCCTCAGAGCCAATTCCGGTGAATGGGCTAAATACGACATCGCCTTTGTTTGTCCAAAGATGGATGCAACGCTCAATGACGTCAAGCTGGAGTGGACACATATGCTTTTCGTCGTTCTCGTCGCGGGCTGGCATCTTGTTCAACGTGCGGCCTTGGTCAATGTCATCCCAAATCGGGCTGGCGTATTTTTGCCACATATGCACCGGCAAGTCATCGCCATGGGTTACACGCTCCTCAATCTCGCCAGGCTTGCGCATCGTGACCACATAGTCAGGCAATCCCATGCGGCTCATTGTGCTGTTTTCTCGGATTGTCTTGTGCAGCAATCCCAGCGCCTTGGTGCGTTGCATGGCCACGACTGGATCTTTCCAGATGCAGACCTCGGAGTGATAGATGAAACCGGCATCCTGAAATGCGCGGATTAGGTCGCCCCGGAAATCACGCAAGCCGATAAAGCCTTGGCGCATCTTTGTGGTCGGCAAATTCATGCAATGAAATGAGACATTGCGGCCAGGCTTCAAGACTCGGAAAAGCTCAGAGATCAGGAATTTCAACTGCTCGACAAACTCCTGATCGTTCTTGCAGTTGCCCATGTCGTGATCGCTGTTTGAGTAAACGAAAAGATCGGCAAATGGCGGTGAAAAGACGGAATAGTCCACGCTGTTGTCAGCCATGCGGCGTGACCATTTCACGCAATCGCCAAGGTGGACCGTAAAGCCATCCCCGTTAAATGTGTCCTCACGGTATTCGTCGACGATGTTCTCTTGTCCGGCCAGTTCTTTGTTCATAATGTCTTTCATGTGTTCGATCATGTTTGCGCTCATCTCGTGATGTTGCACTTCTTTGCGTTTGAGGTTTGCCAGAATCTGGCCCTCGTTTTCGGCGGTGAACATATGCACCTGTACGTTGCGCTTTTGGCCGAATCGGTAGCATCGGCGCACGGCTTGATAGAACTTCTCAAATGAGTCATCAAGGCCAACAAATGCCATGCGTGCGCAGTGCTGCCAATTCATGCCAAATCCACAGATCTTGGGTTTGGAGATCAGGACTCGCAACTCGCCGCTGCTAAATTTCATCATTTGCTCGGCTTTGTATTCGGCTTTGTCGCTGCCTTGCACGTTAACCGCGCCGGGAATCAATTCGGCCAGCAACTCAGCCTCATCATTCAGGTGGCACCAAATAAGCCATGGCTCGGATGTGTCAGCATTGACCACATCGGCAAGGGCCTTGCATCGTGCCTCTATGCTGTCTCGTTGGGCCTTTCGGCGCTCAGTCATGGTCATGGCGGGGCGAGAAAACAAATCGCCCTCAATGGCCTCGGTCTGGATAACGTGCTCAACGTATTCGGGCTCCGGCAAAATGTACTTGCTGCCATCAAACCCAAGATCGGATGGATTGCGCAAGACAACCGCCCAAGACCCCATCCACTCCCAAAACTTGGATGCGCCCCATCCTTTGAGTCGCCACGTGCCGGTGTCGCCGGTGTCGTTGACGAAATATGTCGCCAGCATCTCGGTGCGTGTCATGACGCCCAAAAACTCGCATTGATTGCCAAGCTCCTCAAAATCATTGGGCGATGGCGTAGCGGTGCAACTCAAGCGATAAGGCACGCCCTGAGCCGATGTGATGATGTGCTGGCGGGTCTTGCCATCATGCGCCTTCAAGATGGATGACTCATCCAGCACTAAGCCATGCAGCTCAGAAAAGTCGATGGCATCCATGCGCTCGTAGTTTGTGATCCAGACGCCAGGCGAATCAATTGCGCCAGAGTGCGGCACGCGCTTAACCTCAATGCCGAATGTCGACCCCTGCTCAATCGTCTGCTCAGACACAGCAAGCGGAGCCAGTACCAGCACAATGCCGCCCGTGTGACTTGCCACTTCGTCAGCCCATGAAAGCTGCATCAGTGTTTTTCCAAGGCCGGTGTCCGCAAAGATGGCGGCGCGGCCACGTCGAACAGCCCATGAAACAATGGCGTGCTGGAAGTCAAACAAATGCTCATTCAGGTCGCCGGGTTGATGGCCGGTAGCCACTTCTTTGCGCCGCTTTGACGCTACAAAATCTTCGTATTCCACTTTCATTTCTCCAAAAGAAAACCCCTGCAACTCAGCGGGTTCAGCACCGAGATTGCAGGGGTCAGCCTGTGACGGCTTAAGCGTATCTGGCCCTGAACCGACCAACGCTTAAACCGTCTGAATGTATTTTATCCTAATAATTCATCGGCTCAAGCCTAATTTTGACCATCCCACCAACTTCGCCGGAAAACGAAAAGCTCATCGCCCACTTGCTGTCATCCACGCCGGTGATCTCGGCCACCGCGTCGATCAGGTGCTTGATCCTTGCCACGCAGTTGTCGAGGTCAATCCGGCGCTTTGATGGCGGGTAAAACGTGATCGTGGCGTGCAGCCTGGGTGCGTCAATGCGGGTCAAGCCTTGCTGCTTGGCTGTCAGGTAGCAGGCTTGCTTGTAGGCCTTGGCTGCTCTGCTTTTGATTGCCCAATGCGTGCGTTGGTTTGGCGATAGCTCGGTCGGCGGCCAGGGTAGGGTTAGCTCAGTCATGATCGCAAAAGTATTGACGCTGCTCTTGCAGCCACGATTGGAACCCAGCCATTTCCAGTGGCTTTGAGTCCGTCCATCCCTCGGGCCACATCATCAGGATTTCTTGGCATCGAGGAGTAGTCATTCGCTGGTAAAGCCGCATCAATTGCTCTTGCAGATTGCCGTCTGCGTGATTCTTGCGTATCAATGCCAACGGGTTTCGGAATGTCCATGCTTTCCAGCTTTGAGCCGTGGGGGTAAGCAACCAAGAAAAGTCTCGCTCGATGATGGGCTGCTCCAACGGATGAAGCTCTAAACACTCCCCATTTTGCATCGTACCCCATTCTGGCCAAGTCGCTAAGAACTCGTCCAAGTCCCCGAGAAGTGAGCATTGGCGAGTTTTCCACTTGCACAAGTTTTGGTCGAACTTCGCAAATGATTCGTGCCATCTCCACCCAAAGGCCTGATCGCTTTCCATCAAGTCCTGCGCCTGCTCCGCATTGGCTAATGTCTTGGCAGGGAAATCCACCTGTGATGACATCGACTGAATCCCGCCAAGGCTTTCCATCGAATGTTTCGATGTCATCCCAGATTGGGAATCGCTCAATGACGCCATCTCGCTGGCGGTCAAGCATGATTTTTCTTGCGCCGGAATCAATTTCAACAGCGCAGACGGTGCGCCATCCAAGGATGCTTGCGGCCAGCACGCTTCCTCCCCCTCCTGCAAATAGTGCCAACTCATTCATGTTCCTCTTTCATGTTTGTAAACAAATCGCCTTGGCCGTTGCTTTCGGCTTTGATGGGCTTCAAAAACTTCAGCCGACTGTTGCGCCAGGACTTTGGCAGTAGGCCGGCTTTGGCCGCGCACTTCGGGCCAATTGCCTCGCGGCCAATCATGACGAATGGTTTGGTTGGTCGGCCACAAAGGGCGCATATCGGTTTCATTCGTCGTCGCACACGCAATCGCTGCACTCGCAGGCAAGGCAGTAACCGTAGCCACGCAAAGCCTCAAGGACTGATTGCCGAACGCCGGGCGCGTCAGGGTAATTGAGATATGAAAAAACAGCAGAGACCAAAGCCTCGCGCTTTTCGTTTTCGCGCACCCATGCGTCAAGGTTGTATTTATCGCGTGATTTCCATTGGTCGATTTCGGCCTGCTGCTCTGCAATGACTCGGGTTAATGCTTCGCTCACATGATTCTCCTTGCTTTGCCAAGACGGATGGTCTCGCGGACAAAATCCACGGCCTGCTCAAGTTGTTTGACGGTTACGGCCTCGAGCTGGGCATCGTGAACGTCCATCGCAAGGTTGAGCGCCTGCATTTCTTCGGCTTTGAACACAAACCGATCGCCGCGCTCAACGCCACGGGCGCAAAGTGATTTCAATGCGTCCTGACCGGCTCGGATTTCTTCGGCGTAGTCCGCGCCAATGCCTTTGAGCGCAAGCGCCTCTGCGATGTTTGTAGCGGCGATCAAAACATCCATGTCGTCGCGGGTGGCGTGGCCATAGGTGACTGCGGCCATTGCGCCATGGTTTTTGATTTTGAGCGTGGTTAGCGCATCGTCAACTTGCGACAATGGCTTGAGGCCTGACAGCACATAAGCCATGGCGTCTGCCCGGACTCCTTTGGGTCGATATGAACTGCGCTTTCTCATTCAAAGCCCAATTCTTTTTTGAACGCAGACAGGGCCATCACCAGCGCCTGAGCTTGGTCGTAATCCATGCAGACGTAGTTGTCTTGATGCGTTGATGAATGCGACTTGAAGTGCGCGATAAACCCGTTGCCGGTGTCTTTCAGTTGGCAGCGCATCTTGCCCTTGATGGCGTAGCCTTGACCGGCAACGACAATCGAATTGTCGCCCTCGCGGAAAACATGATCCTCAACGCCTTCGCAGATAAATGTTTGATTGCTCATAAGCCCGCCCATGGATTGTTTGTGTAGGACTTGTAGCTGCGGCCCATTCTGACCTCGGTTACAACGCTGAAATTGATGCCAAGTTCGCGGGCAATGCCTTTGCAGGTTCCCTCCATGCCTCGGATTTTTTCAATCAACTCTGGCGAATGCGGCGATCTTGCGCGAGCGGCCATCGCCAGCTTGTAATTGCGTGCTGGGTTTTGTTGATACTTGGTGCGGTCGCTGGTGATTTGCTGAAGTTGTGCGCGAGTCATCATTTGGATGTGCGCAGGGTCAACGCAGTGCGGATTGCCGCATTTGTTGCTGGCAAGAAGTCCATCAACTTTTATTTCCAAGATGTTTTTGGCAATCCATCGGCGAACTGGCATCAATGATTTTTGACCGGGAACTCTGAGATACGGAACATCGCTGCCATTGCCGCCATCCCAAATAAGGCAATCACCATCTTCGTGGCTCTTTGCGCGAATCAAATCCATCGTGACCGGCTCTCCGGGTTTTCGTATGACTTTCATTGTTTTGTGTGTTGTGGTTAATGAGGATTTTATTATATCGTAATTTTATGGAATGGGCACATCATCCGGCCACAATCCCAGTTTCGTCAGCTTTTCCACGGTCTTGGTGTGTGCGGCCTGCCACATGGCCTGGCGTTCGGCTTTGGTCATGGATGCGCCCTGGTCAAGCGCGTGATGGCATGAAAAGCAAAGCGACGCGATCAGATTGTCCGATGCCTTGATGCCCCGACCCTTGCCGCCGCCGTGGTTGGTGTGCGCGGCCACCACCGTTCCGTCGTCAGCGCCGCAATGCTGGCAGGGTATCTCGCGGGCGTTTCGCAGAAGCGTTTTGCTGCGGACGTAGTCGTGCTTTGGAAATCTCATGCCATGCTCAAAATCTGGTCGACCACGGCGTCCAGTTGCTCGCGGTTTTCGTACGTGGTCAGCACTCGCTCAAGCAGGACGTTTACCACGGCGGAATAGAGTTTTTCAAACTCGGGTTCTTCCATGCGTCCAAAGCTGATCGACTTGGCTTTTAGCGTCATCGTGCCATCAAGGGTGAAGGCTTGCTCGTAGAAACCCGCAAGGATGGTCACATCGGATCTGAACTGGTCAAAGTCCTTGGCGATGTCCATGCCTTTGAATTTGGTGGCCGGTGTCCATGCCTCAAAGCCAAGGTTAAGCAGGGCAAAGAACTTGCGATGGAATTTCAGATTTCGTGGAAACGTGGCCTCAATCGTGACGATCTGGCCTGGCTCGGATTGAAACATTCGCGCCCAGAGTTTTTTCCATGCGCTTGCGTCTTCGTCGGTGCGGCCAGCAAAGCACTTGAACAGCAAAGTCCGAGCGCCTTCAAGCTCTGTCGGCATCGCCATGCCGGTTCGTTGGATTGTGAATTTGGTCATGTTGGGTGGCCCTACTCGCTGCGTCTGGCAGGTGCATTTCCTTGCTGCGGTCTTGGCCTTGCCAGCATTCGCTTTCGGGCCGTGTTTGTCAAAATGGGGTGTCGTCGTCCATGTCATCAAAGCCAGATGGCGCGGGCGCTGGCGCTGCCTTTGGCCGCTCTTGGCGTTGCGGCTGGCCTTCTTGCGGGCGCTGGCCTGCGATCAACTCGATTTCCAGCACAGTCGCCACCAGCTTAACGCCTTGGCCGTTCTTGCCTTCGTAGGTCTGAATGTGCGGGTCGCTCAAAACGGCATAGATTTGCTGGCCCTTGAGCAGGTAGGGCGCAAGCGACTCGGCGCGTTTGCCCCAGATGGATGCGTCGATCCACTGCGATGGCCGGCTCCCGTCCTGGCCTTTTTTGCCATGGTTGTAGGCCAGTGACAACTGTGCCACGGCGTCGCCTTTGGGTGTGTGTCGCAATTCGGCATCGCGGCCAATGCGGAAAACTCCAGTGATTTGTGCCATTTGATTTCCTTTCAGATTGAATCAAGCGCATCGTGCGCCGTTTGAATTGACTTGGCGGCTTTTGCCAAGTCCTGCTTGACCTCGCCAGCGATGGCTTTGGCCTTGATCTTTTTTTGCTGGATGGCGCCCAGCTTGGCGGTCGCGGCCACGCCATCATCGGTGTCTGCGTCGATGTGGATGCCGCAAACGTAGCGGGCCACCACCAGGATGCGCACAGGCTTAGGGATGGCCGTTTTGCTTTCGTACCCTGACGAGGCGGATTGCTTGACGCCGATTGGCCCCCAGAATTCAGCCTGACCCATGCCCAGCGCCTTGCGCAGCACCTTGACTGACTCGTTTGTGATTTCTTGCTCTGTCATGAATTACCTTTTGCTATCTTGATTTGGATAATTGTAATCTGTTTTTTTTGGTTTTGATGAAAATTATTTTGCTGGAATCGCTGGAAATCAGTTTATAATAATTCGTCAGGCAATCCCGCCTGGCCATTTGATGAAAGTGAGACCATGACAAAGAACGTTTACCAACTCATTGCGGAGGTCGCCAGCGACATCTCTGCCCACGGCATCGCAAAGAACCGGCGCAACTCTCAGGGCTCGGGCTTCAACTTCCGAGGCATTGATGATGTGCAAAATGCCTTGGCCCCATTGCTTGCCCGTCATAAGCTGGTCATCCTGCCTCGCGTGATTTGCCGAACCTGCGAAGAACGGCTTTCCAAGTCTGGCGGCAATCTGTTTTACACCACCGTTGAAGTGGAATACGACTTCGTCAGCGCCGAGGATGGCTCAAAGCATACGATCAAGATGTACGGCGAGGCCATGGACAGCGGCGACAAGTCGACCAACAAGGCCATGAGCGCGGCGTACAAATACGCGGCCATTCAAGCGTTCTGCATCCCAGTCGAAGGCGATCCAGATCACGAGTCGCACCAAGTCGAGGCCAAAAAGCCAAGCCTGAGCAATGCGCGATTTGCCAAAGCGGTCGAGGCCATCAAGTCTGGCCAATACAGCACCGAAAATCTGCGCAAGGACTTTGCGCTGACCGAAGAACAAGAATCCGTACTCGTGGAGGCGCTCGCAAATGCTTGACCATAAAATCATCTTCCGCGCATCGTCGCTGGCCGACATAATGACCGAGCCCAAGGCCAAGACCGACAAGCTCTCGGTCGGCGCAAAGACCGCCATCACCAAGCTGGCAAAAGAGGCGGTTTACGGGTACGACGAGCGGATCTCGAGCAAGCCCATGCAAAAGGGCATCCAAGTCGAGGATCAATCCATCGAGTTGCTTAACTCGGTTTTGTTCACAAGTTACGCCAAGAACACCGAGCGCAAGACCAATGAATGGATCACCGGCGAGTGTGACATTTTCACCGGGTCAAAGATCATTGACATCAAGTCATCATGGTCGCTTGCCACGTTCCCGGCGCTTGCCGAGGATGGCGAAAATAAGACCTACACATGGCAGCTTGCGGCTTATATGTGGCTCTGGGACGTTGACAGCGCGGCCATTGCTTACTGCCTTGTCTCCACGCCAGAGGAGTTGATCGGGTACGAGGATCGCCAACTCCACGTGATTGACCACATCACGCCTGAGTTGCGCGTCACCCTGCTGCATCAAGAGCGCGACAAGGCAATGGAGGCCAAGATCATCGAAAAGGTCGAGGCTGGCCGTGAATACTATCGCCAGGTCATTGAGCGCATCGCCAACGAGCACAATTTTTGAAAGCAGATATGAAACACCAAATCAAACACCGATTCACTGACGCTGTATTGTTTGAATGCGAGTTGCCAGACGACACTGCGTCAGGATTGCAAATGCGCCATGCGCTTGAAAAAGCCGTAAGCGCCAGGGCCAACCTCGCCGAGGCCAAACTCGCCAGGGCCAACCTCGCCGGGGCCGACCTCGCCGGGGCCAAACTCGCCGGGGCCGACCTCGCCGGGGCCAAACTCGCCGGGGCCGACCTCGCCTGGGCCAACCTCGCCAGGGCCAACCTCGCCGAGGCCAAACTCGCCAGGGCCAACCTCGCCGGGGCCGACCTCGCCGGGGCCAAACTCGCCGGGGCCGACCTCGCCTGGGCCAACCTCGCCAGGGCCAACCTCGCCGAGGCCAACCTCGCCAGGGCCAACCTCGCCGATGCCAACCTCGCCAGGGCCAACCTCGCCAGGGCCAACCTCGCCGAGGCCAACCTCGCCAGGGCCAACCTCGCCGATGCCAACCTCGCCAGGGCCAACCTCGCCGGGGCCGACCTCGCCTGGGCCAAACTCGCCGAGGCCGACCTCGCCTGGGCCAACCTCGCCAGGGCCAACCTCGCCAGGGCCAACCTCGCCAGGGCCAACC